AGCGTAATAATTACTTAATATATCGGAAGGCTCTTCGGAGCTTTCCTTTTATTACTCTTTTATAACTCAATATATGTATCTTAACCCGAACACAAACATACAAGGCGATTTAGTTTTAGTCGATAACCCATCTACTAAGGTAGTATCGGTTACTGATATTAAAGCTCACCTTAGAATTGATACCTCGGATGAAGATGATTTATTAGGGGTGTATATAGATGCTGCAACAGAGATGGCTGAACACTTTTGTAATCGCCACTTTATTACACACGAATATAGTTTATACTTTAATTCGGTAAAACCACAAGCATCACTAATTTTTCCTGATTGCACTTTAATAAATGTAGAAGCAGACCCAGGACCTCCTATTGTGGCAGCAGAGTACGCTGTTAATTGGGTGGATACTGATGGGAATACACAAGGCTCTCATAATGCTTATATTGATGCTCACTCGAATCCTTCTATAGTTTATTTGAATAGTGACTTTACTAGTCCTACATTAAAATCTAACGCAGCCAACACTTTTTGGTTTGAATTTAAGACAGGGTTTGGAGGTGTAACAGATGTACCTGAAGCTATTAAGCAAGCGATTAAATTAATTGTAAGCGATATGTACTATTTCAGAGAGGATAGGAAACGAAGATTTCCAATGGCTTCTGAGATATTACTTCAACCTTATAAATGTTATCACTAGATGGCTTTCATAAGTAAAATACAAGCTGGTGAGTTTAACCAACGCATCATCCTTAAATCAAAATCTCCATCTCAAGATGGATTTGGTGGTATTACAAGTACTTTCTCTGCTCATACGACTGTATGGGCTAATAAGAACGTAAAGTCGCTTAGAGATGTTAAGGAGAAGTTTGAGGGAAACGAGTTACAATCTTATTCGAGATTTGTTTATACGATTAGATACTCTTCAGAAACAAAGACTATGAAGTCTGATTGGATTATAGAAGAGGTAGATTCGGGTCATCAGTTTGATATACTAGGATTCGTTGTAGACCCTAGAAAAGAGTTTATTGAGGTTTTTGTAAAGCAAGATTTACCAACCGATTCACCTGTGTAAAAGACTTTAATTATGCCAAAATCTAATCCTAACAGAATAAAGGTAGAAGGCTTAAATGAAGTTAAACGTGCTTTAAAGAAGCTAGGTTATTCGGTAAAAGAGTCAAGGTCGTTAGTTAATAAAGCTCTAAGACCAGCAGCTCAGAAGGCTAAAAAGGCTTTAAAAGGTAAGTATAAGTACAGAACAAAGAATAAAGTACCAGGTCAAAGATATGATGCTTCGACTAAAACTAAAATAGTAGGGAAATCAATAGCAGACTCGATTGGTTTAAAGACAGCTAAAAAGTCTAGGTTTCCAAGTATATATGTAGGTACTATAACAAAAAGACTTAATCCTACTTGGGTTAAAGGGAAGCAAAGTAAAAACCTTCCAGCGATGCTAATCGAGGGAACTAAAGAGAGGTTTCACAAAAGCGGAAAGTCAGTAGGTAGAATAAGACCTATGCACGATTTCCCAAAAGAGGTTGTAGAGCAAAAAGGTACTGATATAGCAAAAACAGCAGAAAGAGATGTGATGAAGATGCTAGACAAAATGATTAAACAAGCTGGATTTAAGTAAGATATGTTCGCAGTAATAGGAAAGGAAATAGTAACTAAGTTACAAGACACAGCAGCTTTTACAACCGCTAACGGAAGTAATAAGGTTTTTCCTGTTATTATACCTCAAGGGGTATCATATCCAGCAACTACATTCGAGATAATGAATGTAAGTAATTTTATTTCAAAAGGTAACTCATTAAATTCTTGCGATGTTTCTATAAGACTAGCTTGTTTCTCTGATGACTACCTAACAACATACAATCAAGCTAAAGCCGCTGTAGACGCTTTAGATTTGTTTGAGGTGACTTACACCGAAGATGGCATATCTTATACTGCAAAGTTTAGGTTTGAAACCTTAGACGATGAATATTTTAAGGGTGCTGAAAAGTTCTACAAAAACATAATTTTTAACTGTCTAATAATTAAAAACTAAATAAAATGGCAATTCAAAACGCAACAGCAGTAACATTAAGTGTAGCGGGTGAAGTAATGGCTCACGCTACTTCAGCTTCATTATCTGTTAGTATGGATTTAAGAGATTCAACAACAAAATCAAGTGCTGGCTGGTCTGAGTCACTTGGAGGATTAAAGTCTTGGGAAATGAGTGGGGATGCTTTCGTTGATTTAACATCAACAGACGCTTCGATGGCTGATTGTTTCGACTTACTAATAGCTGGAGCAGCAGTAGCAGCAGTATTCACTATTGATACTGAAACTTATACAGGACAGGCTTTAATTACAAGTATATCAGCAGATGCGGGTGTAGAAGAAAACACTACATTCTCTGTTTCTCTTACAGGTACAGCAGCTTTAGTTAAAGCATAATTTAAAAGTAAAAGGTAGAAAATATGAAAAAGGTAGAGTTAGGCGGTAAAAACCGACCAATTAGGTTTAGTTACTTATGTTTAAAGGAGATTTGCGGAAAGTGTAAATTAAAACTAAACCAATTAAACTTACTAGGTACGGAGATAGACCACATTGGGATTATAGCCTATTACGGTTTAAAATACGGAGCTAAAAGTATTGGTGAGAAATTTAATTATAAAATCGCTGACATTGAAGAGTGGATAGATAATGAAGATTTCTCTAAGATAAACGAAATATTTGAAGCGTTCCAATTAGACCAACCTCAAGACGAGGGAAAGTAGTAAAGGGTGAGGAAATTGATGACGATGGCGAGGATATTGATTGGGATAAACTCGAAGAGATAGGTTTAGGAATGATGGGGTTATCGTATGAAGGATTATATGAATTAACCCCTCGTTCTTTTAACAATAAGATAAAAGGATTCTCTGAACATCACACTAAATCTAATCAAGATTCCTGGGAGCGAACAAGAACGATTATGATTGCTTGCTTAATGCCTCACTCTAAAAAGAAATTAAAACCTACTGACGTACTACCTTTTCCTTGGGATAATCAAAGGGCTAAAAAGAATATTAGAATAGCCACCCCTGAAGAAATAAAAAGGGATGTAGCTAGGCATAAGAAAGTACTACTCAAAAAACAAAAGTAATGGGTTCGATTAAAACCATCTCGATAATTGTAGCAGCCAATATTAAGGGGCTGGAAGTTGGATTAGGTAAAGCTAATAAATCGTTAGCTAAATTCGCTTCAGGAGCAGCCCGTATGGGCTCTCTATTATCGTTTGGTGTAACAGCACCTTTAACAGCTTTAGGTAAATCAGCCTTTGATACCTTCTCTAAGTTTGAGAATGGTATGATGAAGGTTAATACCGTTACTGGGGCTACGGTAGGCGAGTTTAAAATGCTTACCGATGAAGCTAAACGACTCGGTGCGACTACACAATTTACTGCTTTACAAGTCGCTGACCTTCAATTAGTATTAGGTCGTAAAGGTTTTGACCCTACTGCTATTAAAAATATGGAGCAATCTATATTAGACTTAGCTTTAGCAACGGGAGAAGATTTATCTCTTGCAGCAAACGTAGTAGCATCATCAATAAATGCTTTTGGGTTAGAATCAAAAGATGCTACTAGTGTAGCAAACACCTTAGCATCAGCGGCAGCAAATTCATCTATACAACTTAGTACATTCTCTACCGCCTTCGGGCACGCTGGTGCTTCAGCTAGTGCTGTAGGAATAGAATTAGAAGAACTCTCAGCGATGATGGGTGTTCTAATGGATAACGGTATTAAAGCATCAAAGGCTGGTACAGGGCTTCGTAAAGTGTTTGGTAAACTACACCAAGAAGGGCGTAGCTTTACTGAGGTCTTAGATTTAGTTACTAAAGGTAATGTAGGGTTAATGAAGGCTCAAAAACTAGTTGGTGTTACGGCAGCAAACCAACTACTTATACTTGCTAAAAACAAAACTAAAGTAGCTGAATTAACTGTTGAGTATAAAAATAATACTACTCGGTTAGATGAAATGGCTGATGCTATGGGGGGTACAACCTTCGCTAAAGTTAAGAAGTTAGAGTCTGCTATAGAAGGGTTAAAGATAGAGCTTGGGGCTATATTAGCAGATTACTTAACACCTATTATAGCTAAAATAACAACATTATCTCAAGAGTTTTCTAATTTAGAGGACACTACTAAAAGGATGATAATAAAAATAGCCGCTTTTGCAGCCGCCTTAGGACCTATACTTTTAATTGTATCTTTAATTATTTCAGTTATAGGGGTCTTAGCATCAACGGTAGGATTAGTAGTATTAGCCGTAGTAGCTGGTGTTTGGGCTATAATAAATATCATAGATAGATTTGTTAGAATATTTGCGGCTGTAGGGCAACATATAGGAGATAATATAGAGGCTATAGCTGAAAGGTTCTCTAATTTTGCTAGTAAAGTTAAAAACTTCTTTATAAAAGCGTTTACTACAGCTGTTAAGTTTATAGATAAATACGCTCAAAAGGTAGGTATAGATTGGTTTAAACAAGATGGAGAACCTGTTTTTGATGAAATAATACCTGATGACCAATTAAAGAAATTTTCATCTTGGTCGGATAGTGTAGAGAAATCTGAAAAGAAAGTAGATGATTTAACCCAATCTTTAAAAGATTTTATAAAAGAAAGTTTAGGGTTTAAAGGTGGGTCAACCACTAAAAAAGAGGAAACTGAATTTGTAGCAGTAGGTTCTGATTTAGATGAAATCCAAGCCTTAGAGGATGAATTAGAGGAAGAGGAAATAGAGATTAAAGTTCCTTTTAAGTTTCCTTCAATGCAAGAGATTAAAAATAAAGTTTCTGATATTAGTGGTGTTATTGGTGAATTTGCAGAACAATGGGGTTCACAAATAACTAAAGCATTTGAGGTTATAGGTCAAGCGTTAGACAACCAAATGGTTAAAGTTGAAAATAACCATAAGAGGGAGGCTGCTTTAATAGAAGCATCATCTATGACTGATAAAGCTAAATCAGAAGCGATGATAGCTTTAGAGGAAAAGACAGCAAAAGAAAAAGCTAAAATTCAAAGGAAACAAGCAATAGCTCAAAAAGCTGCTGCAATAATAGCAGCTACTATTAATGGCTCACAAGCTATATCAAAGGTGGCTGCTCAAACTGGGATTGGGGCAATAGGAGCCGCACCTTTAATGGCTGCTCTAGTCGGGGCACAAATAGCTATGATAGCCGCCGCACCAATACCTCAATTCGCTGATGGTGGTATTGTATCAGGACCAACTATGGGGTTAATGGGAGAGTATTCAGGTGCTAGAAGTAATCCTGAAGTTATCGCTCCGTTAGATAAATTAAAGTCGATTATGGGTGGTCAAAATATAAATGTTACAGTAAGTGGTGTTTTATCATCAGAAGGAATACAGATTGCTGCTATACAAGGACAACAAGCAGCAAGTCAAAAGGGAGCAAGTTTAATTGGTGATAATTTCAAAACCACACCGTTTTAATAAAAAAATATGGCTTTAAGATTTTATTCGGAATTTACAAATATCCGTAGAGAGTTATTTAAAGTAGAAATATATGATTCTAGTTTCTCAGGAACATCTACTGAATTTTCTCTAATAGGGAATGGGTTTGAATTACAGTATAATGGGGGGGAGGAAACTTATGAATTAATTAAAAGTTCTACTTTGTCTTTTGTAATGAACATAGATAATAGTACCCTTAATTCTTTACCTTCGGATATAGCTTCAAGTATAGATATTTCTAGGTTTGCTGTAAAACTATATAGAGATGATGTATTTACTCCATCGAACAATTACACACCTGATGGTAGTAGTTATTCTTTGTTTTGGGCTGGTTGTATTAACAAAAGAATTATGTCTATTCAAGATACAAGCTACCCTTTTAATTTTAAGGTTGCAGCTGTAGATGGAATTGAAATGCTTAAAAACCACACATATAGCAATGAAAGTAATAATTATGTGTTTGAGGAAAGATTAAGTGTTGTAGATTTTTTAACAAAAGTTATAGATAAGTTAGATTTTGGTGATAACTTTTCTGCAACCGACATTGTTTTAGCTACTAGAATAAATTGGTACGAAACAAATCATTCTTTAAGTGATTCGGTGGCAGCTAAAACATATATGTATGAAGGTGTATTTAACAGTATTGATACAGATGGAAGTATAAAGCTATCTACATATTATGATGTACTAAAACATATTTGCGATTTATTCCAATGTCGATTTATTTTATACGAAGGTAAGTTTTGGTACACTCAATTTAGTAGATTAAAAGAAACTTCTAACTCTTACTTTTTATATAAGTTAAACGGAACTACTGCTACACCTATTACTAAATCAATAAATGAAATTAAAGGGGAGTTAGGTGGAATTTATGCAACAAATAATTCATCATCTACATCAGAACCAGGTTTTTATTTAAGAGAAAAAACTTTTGGTGGAAGAATAAACTCTGTAAAAATAAATTGGAACGCACTTGCTGATGGTGGTCAAAATATTTATCCATTAGCATATTTTCCTGTTTGGCAAATGCCAAATCAAGGATGGGTTCCTTACGGTCAAAATTCTAATGGTCCTAACTTATCAGGTTATTTTGAGGATAGTGATGAAATCAACTTTAAGATTCAAGTAAAATTTTCTATTAGAGTTTATAGGAACCAATCTTCACCATCTACGCCATTAACTAGCAATGATTTTTATGGTAAAATTGTTCTTCCATTTTGGTTTTTAGCCAAGGATGATAATAATGTTTATACAGCTAATAGATGGTGGAAAGCTCAAGGTGGTGGAAGTCCAACGGGTGTTATATTACCTATTCCTGAAGATGAAGGTGGAGTTTCTGGGAGTTGGAATTACGATTCAAACTCTTATAATACTGCTACTAAATTTAAAACAGGTCTTATTCATATTCCCTCTTCAACACTATTTGGCTCAGAAGATTCAGAAGATGTTTTTGATTTTGATGTAACAATTACAACAGGTATTGTTAATGTGCCTGATGTGAAAGGTGTTTTTCTCTATAATGATTATTCAGGAGGATGGGATTCGGCATTAGGTACTGCCGATTGGTTTGCTATAGAGGATGGGTTTGGTAACTTAACAAGTGCTGATGAATGGGATGGCTATACAATAGACCCTATATTTAACTCTATAAGTATAGCACCTTATAAAGATGGTGAACCATACTTAGGTTCAACTTTTGATTCTTATGTTACTGAAGGGTCAAGTAATTCAACTAACCCTGAAGAATTAACTATAGATACAATAAAATGGGGTGATGGTCCTAGTTCTATGGGTCTTAGAACCCTTTGGATTAATGATGGTTCAAATTTAGTCCAATCAAATCTGTGGCAAATAAACAATACAGGTACAACTTATAAAATACATAAATTAATTACAGATGAAATATTAAATTATAATTACTTTTCAGGTGAAAGATTAAATGCTACAATTTATCAATCACCTAATATATATTTAAAACAAAATATTGATTTATCTGAAGGTTTTAATAGAGATTATTATGATGCCGATGGAACTTTAGTGGGAGATGAAATTTATTGTTTTTCAAGTTTATCTTACAATCCTAATTTAGCAAGTTGGAAATTTAAAGGTAAAAAAATATCTATTCCTTTGCCTACAATCGTAACTAATGAACCAGAAACCCCTGTTTCCGATTCTGAGAAAGCGAGTAGTTCTATTAGTTCGTCTGTTAATAGTTTTCAAGACGAGGAATCTACAGCTAAATTAAATCAAATCATATCACCTTCAGATACAGGAACCACAAACTTAACGGTTACAGCATTAAATACAAATTTAGAAAATGATTCTATATTATTACTGCAATCTTCAAATCCTGAAAGAAGTTGGGAGAAAGTAATATTATCAGCAGCCGCAAGTAAAGGTGATACCTCTTTAAGTATAGATTCTTTTAACCCAACATATACCTACGATAAAACATCAAGAATTATTTTAAGTAGGGAAACTTTAGCTATTTGTGGCGGCGGCGGTGGCACACCAGGAGTTACAACTACAGCTATATATTTAACCCCTCAACAATTCCATACTACCAATGATTCTAATATGGTGATGTACACTAGGGATGATTTAGGTAGTATTCAAGGTACGGAATATGATAGAAAAATTATATATGCCACAACCTTTATACCTTTAGGATATAAAGTTACAACTGTAGATATTTACTCTAGTGCTAACGAATCAATAGAAATAAAAACATCAAGAACTATAAATGACACGACAATTTCGAGAGGTACAGGAACTTCTAATACAACAATGATATTATCGGGTACTGGATGGACTTCGGTGGAAGGTGATTATGTTATATTAATATATGAGCCAGGGGCAACCTCTGACGAAATATACGGAGCAAAAATAACAATAGAAGCAATTTAATAATGGATAAAAACACAATAGAAATGGGATTCGCTCAAGTGATGGCAATCGGATTAAGTTTATCCGATGTAGAGCAATGGTTAAGAATATTATCTCTAGGGTTAGCAATATCCTTTGGGATTTACAAATGGGTAGAGAAATTAAGAAATAAAGATAAAAAGTGAAGGTGATGTGA